TAAAAACAGAGACTGTAGATGGCGAAGAATTATATACTTTTAAACCAAACGCTATCACATATGCTATACCTGTAGATCATCCTCTAGGTAAACAAATATCAAAAGCAAAAATAGGTATAGTATTTCACACATCATATACAGGAAGTGATATTGCAACCATGTCTGCAAAAGCAGGAGCACCAACATTCAAATCTACAGGAGATGTTTTTCTAGTAGAGAACGACACACCTATGGATGACATATCTGTAGACAAATCCGTGTTAAGTAAGTTTGAACAAAACATAACTCTTGTGGATGCCATGTGTAAAAAGTCTGCAACCTTCTTAGATCACATAGTAGATAATATAGGCACCACAGGTGATAAAAAATTTCATGTAGCATCATACTTAAAACAGTTTTTTAACGCAGAGATACGTGGTGGAAGATCAATAGGTAATCCAGTAACAACTTTAAAAGCACTAGGTGCATTTTATAAAGAAAAAATGGACGGTATTATTTCTAAATTAAAAGCAGATAAAGCAATAATGCAAAGAAGACAACAACTATACGATGGATTGGAGTATCTAGAAAAGAATGAACAAAATTTTATTGCAATGCTCACGTTGTATATAAAAATTATAGAATGTAAGGATCTTGTTATGGAACAATTAGATCACCTAGAAACATTCAAGACATATGTACAGACTGACATGGGTTATAAGGTAACTAATCCAGAAGGATATGTTCTACATCATAACGGAGACATGATCAAACTCGTAAATAGAATTGAGTTTTCTTACATCAACTTCACCCTAGCAAAGTCATGGAAATAGTTGACTATAAATGCGTATATTTTACCTTTGGTAGGTTCCAACCACCAACTGTGGGTCACGCGGAAAATTTTAAGGCAGTAAAAAATACTGCTAAGGGGTGTGATTGGTTCATATATCTCTCACAATCTGTAGATAGCAAAGGTTCTAACCCATTAGACCCTGACAGGAAACTATATTATGCTAAGAAAATGTTTCCTAATTTTGCCAAGCATTTTAGATCAGGTCCTAAAGATCCAGTGGCAATATTAAAAGAGTTACAGACAGAGGGATATGATGATGCAATGTTTGTTGTAGGTTCTGATAGGGTACAGGCAATGAAATGGGTAAAAAACTATAATGGTAAGGATTTTTTCTTTAGAAAATTAGATGTAATATCCTCTGGAGATCGTGATGCAGATGGTGATACCTTTGCAATATCTGGAACAAAAATGCGGAGAGCAGCAGTTGCAGATGACTTTGATACATTCAGAAAAGGTATACCAAAGGGTCTCAATGATAAAGATACGCGGAAGATGATGGAAGAAATTCAATCTAATATGCCTAAGTTGTATAAATAAGTTTGATATGTATACCTATATTAATGAAAAGTCTTGCAGACTTCACTAAGAAATCCAAAGTTGCGGAAGCAAACATCACCAGAGACAAGTTCTACAAGAACGAAGTTTACAAAACAGGTGAGTGGGTTCTTACTGAACAAGGACAGGTTGGTAAAATACACCGCAGAGGTCCTAACTACGTATTATGTCTTACAGCAGAGAACACAAAGTTCCGCAGTTGGATCACAGACATAAAAGAAGTCTTTGAGATTGGCACTGATGCATATCGAGAGTATGTAATGTCTATTACACCTGGTCAAAAGGTTGCAAAACCTAAAAATACCGTCAAGGTGCCAGAGACTATTCCAAGCAAACACCCTACAAATAAGATGGATAAACACGAGTCAAAAAGTCTAGCACAGGTTGCTGCTGAGACTATGCTAAACCCTAAATTCAAGTCTATGAAAGAGACTTGGAGATACGATTACTCCGCTAAGATAGGCAACACAGACATCAAAGGTCTTGGTGCTAAAGGAGTAGGTGGCGGTGATGCACCTGGCATGAAACTTGCGGAACCAGCTGGAACTGAAGGTAAACCAGAAGTCAAAAAGGTAAAACATTCATGTGCTACTAAGGTAGAGCATAGTGAGTGGGGTAAGGGCAACTGTCTAAAAGAGATGCATACACTCGATGAGCAAGGTAACGTTAGTCATTACGACGTAATGTTTGAGCATGGACTAGAGCAAGATGTTCCAGTTCAAACTCTAAACATTCTTGTTACAGAGTATCATGAGCATGTAGTAAATGACGAGAAGAACGAGATAAACGAGAAGAATTTAGATCCAGTCAACCCTGTTGCTGTTAAGAAAAAGTTTGCTAACAGAAAAGATAAGGATGTAGACAACGATGGTGATGTAGATGATAGCGATAAGTTTTTACACAAAAAGAGAAAAGCAATCACTAAGGCAGTAATGAAAAAGGAGCATCACGAGAAAGATGCTGATGGTAAAGTGATTGAGCATGATGTAGAAGAAACTACACCATCCTCAGTAGAAGAGGGTAAGAAAGGTCTCTATGCTAACATTCACGCTAAGAGAGCAAGGGGTGAAGCACCCGCAAAACCTGGCGATGAGGACTATCCTGCTAAAGATGCTTTCAAGAAGGCAGCAAAAACTGCTAAGAAAGAAGAGGTAGAACTAGAGGAAGGCGACGGACTATACGCAAACATTCATGCTAAGAGAAAACGTGGTGGCAAGATGCGTAGTAAGGGTGACAAAGGTGCACCTACTGAACAGGACTTTAAAGATGCAGCAAAAACTGCAAAGAAAGAGGAAGTTGCTAACGAGAGCATGAAGCAAGCACGTAAAAACGTGGGAGCATCTACTTGTTGGGATGGTTACAAAGCGAAGGGAACCAAGATGAAGAACGGACGTAAAGTTCCTAATTGTGTCAAGGAGTTCTCTGAGTGGAGAAAAATTGCTGAAAAAAAGTAGCTGGCAGTCCTGTTGAGATCATGCCTGAGTTGGATGATCCAGATGGGATGAAGTCAGGTCAGCAAAAGAAGATGCCTAAAGTGCCAAAAATGAATGAGGCTTGCAACCATACTAAAAAGGGTGTAGAATGTCCTATACATGGCATTAAGGAATGTCCAGAAGTCAATTAATATATGACATATAAAGCATCGGATAAGTTTACCCCATACGATTGGTGGTTCGATAAGAACATACCAAGAGCACAGTATGGGAGTTTACAGTGTTGGTTGTATGAAGAAAAACAAGAATATATTAATGCCTACGATATGTTGTTAGGCAGTTGTTATTATCAAATTAAATGGGGATGCGGAAGTGAGGAAAATTTGGCAAGAGGATGCGATCAGTAGTCTGTCTTCTTATAAGAATTTAAAAGAACAGTATAAAGAAATAATACCAGAGATAGTAAAGTTTGTAGAGGTTAATCAACCCATACTATCAGAGTGGGTATTAGACCAGTGGGTCAACGATAGAAATTTAGGTAGAGTTCAACTATGGGAAGGTGATTGGAAGGTAATTCCTATGCCACTTAACGCCATAGGAACCACTGCAACTGAAGAAGATTTTCAACTCAGCGAGATGGTATCATTCGTTGAGTTATTTAATACCACAGTAGAGAAAGTGCAGGAAATTCTGCCAAAACTTACTGCTAGTATGCAAGAATTATGTCCTACATTCTATGGTGCTATAGAAGAAGACGTAGATTTGGAGTTACTTAAGTCATGTACCATAAGTAAATTATCGCCAGGCACAAAAATCAATCCACATAACGGTGACATAGATTCTTTACGTTTACATTTTCCTGTAGTTACAGATGCATGTGCATGGTTGAGTGTAAGAGGTAGGAAAAAAACTTGGAAGGTTGGAGAACTCTTTGCATTCCATGATAATGATAAACACTGGGCACAACATCATGGTTTAAAAGATAGAATTGTAGTTATTATGGACTACTCACTATCACAATTAGAAAAACGTGGGATCACTATAGAGAAATGGGAGGAGGAACCTGCTATATAATATAGTACGCAAGTCTTAATTATGACTAAATTTTTACTCCCCTTTGCTATCAACATTATTGATAAGGCAGTGGACAAGATCCCAGAGGATCTAGAAGATAAGATCAAGTTATTCCTTATCGGACTACTTGAAAAAGCAGCAGCAAAATCAGGTAACAAAGTTGATGATCAACTAGTTGCAGCACTGAAGAAAGCTCTACTTG